GATGCGGGGTTGATGCATGTCAAAGGTTATTCAAACCACGAGATAGCCTCGTTGATGTCAATCAAACCAGCAGAAGTCAAGGGATATATTGAAGAATACAAGAAGATTCTCAATAGAAAAGCTGACGATGACCCCTACTTCCTAGAGCGTGTCCAGTTTAATACAATCAAAGCTCTTAAAGAGTTTGATGAGTTAAGCAAGGAAGCTTGGGAGACAATCAATATTGCAACAGATCATGGGATGGTTGCAGCAAGAATCCAAGCTATAAAGCTTGCCGGAGAGCTTGCGACAAAGAAAGCTCAGCTTCATAAGCTCATGGGCGGTAATAACTCTGACGCTGAATACATCGGTAGAATGCAAAAAGCTGAGAATGTTAACCAGATTCTCTCTAGAGTCCTCCGGGATGTTATTGCAAAGTTCCCCGAAGTAGCCGAAGAGGTTCGTAAAGAACTCGCCATTGCGTTTGAAATAATGGATGAACCAAAAGAAGATGAAGTAATTGATGTTGAATCCCATGAACAATAAAAACACTCATACAAAGAGACCTTTTTTTGACCCATTACGGCTCATAATTAGAGACCTTTTTTTGGGGCTTTACCAATATCGTCATAATTTGAGAATGGCTTTTTTGCCATTACGGGGGGTTTTTTGTGTCTGATTATCTCGGCATCAACTTAAACTATGATGATTTCGATAAGTTACTTAAACAAGATGAGCTTGTTGAAACACCGGTATCAATTGAAACTTTCGTAACAGATAAGAAATATCTGGGATTACCTAGTCTATCACCTATTCAACTAGAAATCGTGCGCCATTCCACACAAATTTTAAAACTTCCAACACTGATAAAAATGTATGGTGAAGAAGCTGGTACCAAATGGTATAAGGATTATACAGATAACGAAGTCATTTGCATGTTAGGTAAAGGATCTGGAAAAGATCACTGTGCCAGAATATCAATGGCTTACACTGTTTATCTCTTACATTGTCTTAGAGACCCACTGAACTATTATGGTAAAGCTAGAGGTGTCTATATTGACTTGCTAAACCTTGCTGTAAACGCTCAGCAAGCTCAGAGAGTGTTCTTTGAACCATTGAAGAACTTATTACTAGGTTCACCTTATTTTAACTCTGTAGGCTTTGAGCCAAGAGTATCTGAAATCTTTTTCTTTAGTAGACCAGTAAGGTGTTTCTCTGGTCACTCTGAAAGTGAAGGATGGGAAGGTTATGAAGTAATGTCAATTATTTTGGATGAAATCTCAGCCTTTAAAACTGATGCTGAAACTAAAGGTGATCATAGATCTAAAGGTTCAGCTTCTGCTATTTATAACATGAGTAAATTATCTGTTATGTCTCGTTTCCCAGAAGTAGGTAAAGTTATTCTTCTATCCTTCCCCCGGTATAAAGGAGACTTCATTCAGCAGCGATTCTTTAACTCTAGAGAAAAGAATGAACCTAAAACTTGGTCAATTAAAGCTGCAACTTGGGAAGTAAACCCAACCATATTTAGAGAACAATTAGAGTCTGAGTATATTAGAAATCCAATTGAAGCCAGAGCCAGATTTGAATGTGAACCACCAACAATGGAAGATGCATACTTTAGAGATGCAGATTTAGTTAGAAAAGCTTTTATGTATAGCGAAAACCCTATCAATGAAGATGGTGAATTTAAAGATTGGTTTAACAATAAAGATGGTCATGTAAGATTTATTCATATTGACCTTGGACTTAAACGAGATAGATCGGCTTTATCTATGGTCCATTGTGCCGGATTTAAAGAGGTTAAAACATCAATGGGTATTGAAACACTTCCTGTTGTAAATGTTGACTTAATACATTCATGGCAAGCTAAACCGGGAGAAGAGATTAACTTTTCATCAGTAAGACAAATGATTGTTGACCTATGCAGAAAGTATGATGTTGGATTAGTTACATTTGACCGTTGGCAATCTGTTGAAATGATTCAAAGCTTAAAAGCTCAGGGTATTAATGCAAACTTCCACAGTGTCAAGAAAACTGATTATGATACCTTAATGACAACCATTTACGATACCAGACTAAGAGGTTATTGGATTGAGTTACTTGTTGAAGAAGAGCTTTTGAAGTTAAGACTATTTAATAACAATAAGATTGACCATCCCAACTCTGGGTCTAAAGACTTAGCTGATGCTCTTGCTGGTTCTGTTTTTAACTGTATTCAGAACATGGTTATGGATACGGAAGTAGATATTGAAATTATCGGTACAGATAGAGAATATGAATACGATGATGATATGCCTGAATTTGGCACAACTCACCTGTATAATGGTTCTACAAAAGAACTGTCATTGATGGATCAAAAGAGTTCCATTAGTGCAGATGATATAGAAGGATGGTTAGAAACCCTATGACAAATGAAGATACACCCAACTTCTCTCCAAGTTATGAAGAGTTGTTAAATGAATTGACCGGGATTAATTCAAGGTTAACCCTTGAGAATATTGCTCTCAAAATTACAGTAGCAAAGATGCAGGCTTTTAGTGAAGAGACTAAAACACCTCAGAAGAAGTAACGGAAACAAGTCTCTTACCCATGATTTTTGGTATTAGATCAGCTAATAAATAAATTTTAAAAAAAAGATGATTCCAAGTTGCAAGCTGGGGTTGAGGCAGATATTATTTCTATTCCAAGGGCGTAAGCCATTTAATCAGAACAAATCAAATCAACCTAATAGGAGATAAAAATGTCAACATTTAACATCAAAAAAGTAGATACCTTTCCAGAAATTACTCGCACAGGCAGAACATCAGCTGAACTTCAGATGATTATTGATGCTCTTCATTCTTCAAATAAGAACGGTGAAAACTTCTCTATTCTTAACATTGAAGAAGGCAAAAAGTTTAATACAATGCAGCAGCGTATTCGTGCTCAAGCAAAAAAGCTTGATTACAAGGTAATGATTCACTTTAGTCGTTCAGAGTCAGCTCTTTACTTTAAAGTTATCCCTGCCGGTACAAAAAAGTCTGATGCATCTGTTTCAGCTAAAGAAGTAAAGTCTGTTAAGACCAATGCAAAGACCACTGTAAAGTCAAACGCTTAATACAAAACTAATAATAAAACAAATTGTTTTTCCGCCCTCCGGGGCGGTTTTTTTGTGTATAATTGCACCTATGACTATTTTTAAAGAACAAGAAATTGAAATTACACACGAAATGATTGAGTCTTGGCACCCGCTAATCGCTATGCCTTGTTATGATCAAATGATTACCGAACCAACATTTATGTCAATGATGAGAACAGCTATGATGTTTAAAGATATTGGTTTGAAATTCTCTATCGCAACAATTTCGGACTCTCTCATTAATAGAGCTAGAAATAATATGGTAGCTAAATTCTTAGCTCACCCGGAGTTTACTCATCTTATGTTTATTGATGTTGATCTAGGTTTTCAACCAGAGGATATCCTAAAGCTTTTGTGGCACGATAAAGAGATAGTTACTGGTTCTTACCCCATTAAAGATATTTTATGGGACAGGGTAACGGAGAATGTAAACAAGGGGGTTCCATCAGATGAACTACTTGGAAGAAGTTTACGATTTGTTGTTAATGCAGTAAAAGGTAAAGAGAACACAAATGTTGCCGTTGAGAATGGTGCAATTGAAATCTATGATGCCGGGACAGGTTTCATGTTAATTAAAAGGTCAGTGTTTGAGAGGATGATTGATTCTTACCCTGAGCTTAGATATCACGATGATACAGGTTCATTAGATGATGAAGAAAAGAAATGGACTTATGCTTTCTTTAATTCATATGTAGACCCAGAGAAGCAACGATTCTTATCTGAAGACTATGGATTCTGTAGATACTGGCAAGAAATCGGTGGTAAAGTTTGGGCTGATCCTTCCTTTAAGTTAACGCACTTAGGTCGCTTAAAGTATGAAGGAACTATGCTTACATTCTTGGAGGATAACATGGTTGAACCTTCAAAGAAAACTAATCCTAAAGCGAAGAAAACTAATCCAAAAACCTGATTTATTCAGAAAGGCTTGAGCTGCCAGAAAATGTATACTAAAATTTGCTGAAAAGTAAAGCTAAACAGTGGGGCGTTCAAACTTTATTAAATGATTTAATATCAAGCATTCCCGATCCTTGATCGCCGGCTTTAATAAACTATTTACAAAGAGCTTAACTAACACGATCTTCTCGATTTACTTTCTGGCGCACAATAAAAGTTTTTTCTAACATTTTCTTGGTGCATGTTTGATTTCATTATTCTTGCTGATACACTTTGTTCATGGTTTGCGAATACTTTAAATATGAAATTTTATTCATATGTTTATCCGTAACCATAAGTAAATATAAATCATTTATTATTGGAGGACTTTATGTCTAATCTAAATCATGACCCCGAGCAAAAATTAAAGTCAAAGTATGACCTTATTGCTGACCAATTAATTGGCATAGAAATATCAGATAATGATATTGATTATGGTTATATTTGTAAAGTAATTTCAGTCATTACAAATGGCGAAACTTATTACAAATGTGTTACCAATCTTGGTAAAACCTTTAATGCTAATACTATTCTTCATGCTTTGCGTGAAGTTAGACTTAATCAGAATGTGATTGATAACGAGAACCGTGACGATAATGTTGAAGTTCTTCCTGTTGGTTATCCTGATGGTACAGCATATTCTAATGCTGTATTTGGTCCAAAGCGTAAGCGTAATCCTACTCCAATTATGAGCCAAGCCATCAACAATAATGCTAAGTTTGACAATGGTGAAGTTATTAGTATTACTTCACATACATCATCTGCTTATAAATTTCCTGAAGAATACCGTAATATTGATCAAATACTTACTCCAGAACAAATTGCTATCCTTGAAGATAAAGCAGCCGAAAAGTATTTGCTCAACATTGAAGCAAACCTAATCTAGAAAGTAGATGATTATAATGTCCAATCAAAAAGTAAACCTTAACTCAATCCAAAACAAAATCGTATCCCGTGGTAGAAACGGAGGAAAAAAGAAAACCAAATCTCTTTTCGATACTCCTTTAGAAAACAGAACATATTGGGGAAATGATGAAGGTAGTAAACTTAAAATCTCACTTGCTCGTAATGCTATTCGTAAAGATATGAAGTTTGGTATTCTTTTCGATGTAGATTATGATGATCTTACTCGTGTTCTTAACAAAGAGTACAAACAAGAACTTATTCATTTTCAACTCGAAATGATGAAAGAATTGGTAATGGATCGTGAAATTATGATTGTAGAAACAAACAATCATAAATGGCAAATCCAGTGGTTAATCTAAATTAACCAATAAATTAAAATTGAACATAAGCAAGGCAATAGGTATTCCTATTGCCTTTTTTGTGTTCAAAAACAAATAGAAAGGAAAACAAATGGCAATTTGTAAAATATGCAATAACCCATTTATTGAAGAAAGATATGAAGCTGGTTATGATTATTGCTTAGATGAAGTATGTAATCGAATTGGTCTTGATGAAAAAGAAAGAGAATTCCGGAAAATATATACTCCGGCATTGTTACACAAATGCAATTATTTCTGGATAAAGAAGTCGGAATTGACCTCTTTAAATGTAAGAAATGACTTATTGGAAGGATAAGAAAATGATAATGGCAAAAATAAGAATATCTGATGATATTGAAAAAACAATAATCAACTTCCCATTTGAAAGTATGGAAGATGCAAAATATTGGTCAACCAACAATATTGGTAAAAAAATAAATAATACTGGACTTGTAGAATATGTTCTACTTACAGATTATAAAACAATGGAAACTAGAGAGTATGAAATGAGAGAAATTTAAATGAAAAACAAACCCAAGTATCAATGGATATTACATCATACAAGATCAACTGATCGTGTATTTTTTGGTCCATTTGAAAGTTATGAAGAACTAGATCTATTTTATGGAACTATTGCAAATGCAGAGCGAATTCATTGTTCTGTAGAATTGTTAATTAATCCGTTTGTAGCATCATATGATGAATGGTGGTATAACCCATATGATGAACTTGAAAAGAAAAACCCCGAACTATTTAAAAGAAAGAAAGAAGAAAGCAATGTCAACTGATATTTATAATTTTACAAATGAAAATGAACAAACGTCATTTTCAATTACAAAGCATTGTTCATGGTGTGACAATTGGATTGTTATTGAAATGTCATCAAAACAACATGAAGCTTATGTTGAAAGAACAGCATATGTTCAAGATATCTTCCCTCATATTACAAAAGAAGATCGTGAAATGTTGATTAGCGGAACTCATGCTAAATGCTGGAATGAAATGTTCCTAGAAATTGATGAAGATGAAGAAGAGGAGATTGATTCTTATGTTGGAAATGAATGAAAATCTTAGATTCACTAATGAGTTTGAAATAGATATTCATAAAAAAATATCTAATATGAAATCTGGAGGATGCTTGTCAATTGAAACTGTTGCTAAAACAGAAGCAGAAAGAAAAGCTCTCAGAAAAGTAATTGAAAAGTCAGGCAAATATAATTGCATGGTTTTGAGATTGCATTGGTTAAAAGATAAAAACATTGTTAAAGTAACACACGAAATTTAAAGGAAGTAAATTTATTATGAGAGAGTATATGGAAATTGGTTCAACACCTTATGGTGAAGATTGTGCCCAACTTGGTTCAGACGATTACAGAAATCGTGCCGAAAACGAAATGGATACTTATATCCGTT